TTATTACCTTTTATATAATAAGTATCACTAATACAACGGTACACATATAAAAAGTAATACTTATTATATAAAAAATAATAAAATGAGTGCAAATAAATCTTGACTACAGGATCAAAAAAGAATATAATAAGCCATATAAATAAATATAAGAATTATATAAAAAGTAATACTTATTATATTTTGAAAGGAGATTTTGCACATGAAAGTTATAGCAATAGCAAACCAGAAGGGCGGTGTAGCAAAAACTACCACTACTTACAATCTTGCGGTTGCAAAAGCAATAGTCGGAAAAAAGGTACTTATGATTGACCTTGATCCACAGGCTAGTTTGACAATTTGTTGTGGTCTTAATCCAGATGATAAAGATTTTGAAAATTACAATGTATGCAAATTATTTGATGGAAAGACAACGGCTGCGGAATGTGCTTTCAATGTAGAGAGTACAGAACTGGATAACTTATTTATTATCCCATCCAACATTGACCTTGCGGTTACAGAGACAAAATTAGTTGTCGGTAGGAATAGTGACGTGCAGTTGCGGAAAGCTGTATTGACACTTAAACCATATTTTGATTATATATTTATTGATTGTCCACCACAGTTAGGAACACTTCTTATCAATGCTCTTGTAGCTGCGGACGAAGTTATTATACCTGTAAAGACAGAATACCTTGCGTACAGAGGATTAAAAGCCTTAATGAGTACAATCAAGGACGTACAGAGTGGAGATGGAGACAGATCATTGAATCCTGACTTGATACTCACTGGAATTATCGCTACAATGTACAAAGCTAAGATAAATGATAATCAGGATGTACTGGCTATGTTGGAACAGAAAGCACCAATTTTAGGTGTGGTAAAGGATTCTGCGGATGTCAACAGGGCGATTGTAGAAGGAAAACCAGTTGTATTATCGAATAAGAAAGCACCTACGGCAAAAGAATACATGGAAATTGCCTTTAAATTATAGTAATACATATTATATACTAAGTAATACTATGATAATTATAAGTAATACTAAGCATATAACAAGTATTAAAGAAAGGATATGAGATTATGGCAACAAAAAGACCACGATTGATAGATACTCTTCAGGAAGAAGAATTACAGGAAATCAAAGAAGAACAGGCGAAGGAAACTCCAACCGTTGAAAGAAAAGCACCTGTAGATCAGATTATTTCAAAAGATGGAGCAAAGGACAAACAAATATCTGCAAAAGTAAATATGAAAATTTACAGTGCATTTACAACCATAAACAAGCTGCAAGGTATATCAAATAATTCGGCATTGAATATGTTAATCACAAAATATGTCCGTGAAAATAAAGATATTCTGGACGAAGATAATTTATTTTAGAAAATCGGTAATAATAGTTATATAAAAAGTAATACTTATTATATGTAAAAATAAAATTGCCTATTGATTTTTTTGAAAAATGCTTGTACAATAGATACCAAGTATAGGAATTTGAGTATGAGCATATCGCAATAGTCAATATGAAAAGCGGTATGAAGTTTATCCTCATACCGCTTATTTCATACTTACACGTTCTAAAGTTATATATATTGTTATTTTGGTCTGCTTTACCAATAGTAGACCTGTAGCGGATGTATTGGCAGTACAAACCGTTACGAAAACTACAACTTCATATTAAAGAAAAATCAACTTAGCATAAATTCATTTTTCAAAAAATGAAATTGTGGTAGGGTGTGTTTCGTTTACACCTTTTTTGTAAGGTATATTCTAAACCATAAATCCCCACCTGTCAAGAATGAACTTGTGTTTGGTGTATTAAAGTTACTCTTTTTTAGAGGTAAAAGTAATATTTAACATATTCTAAGTATCACTTTTAATATGCTTTAATCAAAAAAGTTGGACAGGGTTTCAGGGTTTCTCCTGTATAAACAAATATCGGTATCGGCAAGCCTAACTAATGAATTGTCGGGGTGGATTCAGTACGTCTATTACTGGATCAATACCTAAGAGGTTGAAGCGAGTGCAAGACCTCATATGCCTAACCAGATGAATCTATTGGTACGATTAGTCTGTACATTGGTTAAAACTAGCACACGGGGGCGAAAAGTGAGCCTAGACGTACATAGGGTACACTTGACTACGGCAACCTGTAGAAATACAGGATTGCGGAAATGGACAAGCACTGGAAACGGTGCGTAGTGTGGGCGTAGATCGACCACTATTAAAGTCCATGCGGACACTAAGAAAACCGCACTCATAGATTGAACTGCTCTACAGGGAATACGGATACCTCATGCAAAAGCGGATTATTCGATTTTAGGGCATACCAGAGTTTCTTTTTCCATGCGATAGGGAAACTCTGCCCTGATACGAGAGCCGTTTCCTATTTCCCTACGGATTATTCGCCTACGGCGGTGTGAAAGTCAAGTGTATTGACAAAATTAAAGTAAATAAATTTCAAAAATACCAGGGCGAACAGTTCAATAAATACAGTTCATAAATAAGTGGTGTATGTGTTAGGGTTTTATGTGAGTATATAGAAGAAAAACAGGCTTTAGTTCACAGGGTATATAAATCTATACTGAAGGTGTTTCGGTTCGGATTTACACTGTACAGATAGTAAAAAATTAAGTAATACATAGTATATAAAAGGTAATACCAGAAAGGATAGAACATGGGAAAAATAAATAATGTAGTAAAGATCATGGAATTTAAAGATGATATGGATTTGTACAACCAGATAGACCAGTATATGAGTACCGACAGAGAACGATACTGGCGAATAAATAAGCCGTACAAGGTTACAAGTATCAATTTAATAAATGAACACAAAGCGTTGGTGTACCTAGAGGAAGATTTGAATGTCCTACAGGTACACTTTTTTAATTCTTCTAATGGAGAAGAACTGTTACCAGAAGATGAACCACACACTGAAGAATTTCTCACTTATCAGGAAGTGCAGCTTATCAGTGAGTTAGGTTCGATTAAATTTGATGATACTGAATATGATGTAGAGGATATTAAGTATGAAATCAATTCATACGGTACACGCTGCATTAACATATATTTAAACTAACGGAAGGAGAATATAATATCATGGCAAAAAGATATGATGATGAACAATATTACCAACATGGAGACAGTGAACTTGCGACAGGGTTCACGAACTATGAGCGTCTTTTATTGGAACTGAATTATAAGAACTATTATCCGAACAAGACCACACAGGAAATGTCAGGAAATAAAGATTATGAGGGTATGAAGGGCGATAGAATCTTTGTCTATGAGAAAATCTTGAATGAGTGCGGTCTTGATCCAGAAGCAGATTATGATAAGAATACAGATCATGCAAAACTTCTTGAAGCTGCATACACGATTTTACATAGTCTCTTAGGCAATATTGACGCTTACAGAAAGATTGAAACAGAGTTTGTTACACAGGGAGAAGCATTTACAAGCCTACAGAACCGCCTGAAAGACCTTAGAGCAGAGATTAACAGGGTTAAAGCTGAAATGCACGATAACGATTCAGGCTTTACATTCATGTATTATACAAACTAAGGGGGTGCAATATGACAGATTTAATGTACACACCATTGGAGAATGTGTTCGCTGCTACAATGGAACGTGAGGGAAAGACCGTTACGGCATGGAGCAACGGTAAAGAGTTTACAGCTTTCTTCAGAAGGTGTGATGATGGACAGAGTACAGAGGATAGAATCACTGTCTATTATGGTGTGGACGCACCTGTAGAACAGGGTTCACTTATCCAGTATGGCAGAAAAACCTATGTCCTGATGAATAAAGAGACGGAAGAAAACACTTGCTATTACAAGTCATATGGTATTGCTACTAATGGAATATTAAACAGTAATAATGGAACAATCAGAGACATACCGATTTATGGTTATGATATGAAAGATGGTCTTGCTTATACGGATAAAGTCTTTACTATGATTAGTGGCAGTATGGAATTTATCACTGAAATCACGGACACTGTAAAGGAACTGAATATAAACGCTACATTCAATGTATATGGACGAACTTTTCAGGTAGATAATGTCTATATGAAAGATGGATTATTCCATATTGTAGGACAGGTCACAACAAATCAACCTGATCCAACTCCAACACCTAAACCAGAACCAACAGAAACATATAATGTTACGATTGAATCAAGTACCAATACAATTAAGGTGGGCGGTTCATATAAAACTCTTACTGCAAAGGTTACAGACGCAAGCGGTAATGATATTACTTCAGATTATTCAGACGTTACTTTTACATGGACTTGTTCTATTGATGAAAACGATTATACAAATAATTGTATATGGAAAGCTGGTACAGAATTTAATCAGAAGAAACTTAAAATGAGTACCGATGTGTCTTATATTGGGGAGAATATGGTTGTAAAGGTTATTATTGGTGATCCGATAGATGGAAGTGCTAGAATAAGAGGAACAATTACACTGGAAATCACTGATTAAAAATAAGAATAGGTGGGAAATCCACCCACCTATTTTTTAAAGCAATTTTTATTTCTTCGGTTCAATAGTCTCTGTTCCATTTATCATGTTCGGTAAATGTTCTGAAATGAATTTCTGCTTTTCTTCAATGCTCATACCTTGCATATAAGTTTCCAGAATGTCAAGGTGTTTTTGCAACCGTTTCTTGCGATACTCTTTCATTACTGCTTTATCTTCAGAAGATACATAAGAATCTACTGTGAGTAGTTCGGTAGGAAAGTTCTGGTTATCAGGAACTAAAGCTAAGTGATAATCACATAATTCTGATACAAGTATCAAGTCCTGTAAAGAGAAGCGATCCTGTGTCATTTTATTTCTGAATGTTCCGACAGTACAACCAATACATTCGGCTGCAACTTTCGGTGTCACTTCGGCTTTATCCATCATAAATTTAATGAACTTCGATATATTTTTTAATCCGTCAGGGTTTTTCTTATTTGAGATTGGTGTTATATTCGACAAATTTTTCACTTCCTTTCATAAGATATGTTATGTCAGTATCATCTTATCATACATATAAAGAACATACAATAAGTGAAAAAATGGCAATAGGAAAAAAATCAAAATTCACTAAATAAGTTATTGACATATCACGAAAATAGTGATACTAATTATCTCGACAAAGAAACAAGCGATTGTATTTCAGTAGTTGGCGATACCGAAAGAGCCTGATTCTTGAGTACATTGGTAAAGGAAAGAACGCTTATAAGGTTGATGTAGCAGAATGGAATAATAGAGGAAATAGCAGAATTGACTTGACTTTTGGAAAAATATGTATATGTAAAATTTGAAAGCTAGTTGCCGCTGGCTTTCGGCATTGATATTTCCGAAGATGGTTTTGCAGAACTATCTTCGGTGGTATCGGTGTTTATGAAACGGCATTAAATGAACGATATTAACTGTTCGGAAGAACAGAAGATATATAGATACATAAGTAACGGGCTTAATTTTAAGCTGCAACACAGAAAGGACAATTTAACATGGAAAAATTAACTGGTACAGTAAAGTGGTTTAACGATCAGAAGGGATTCGGTTTTCTGACAACAGATGAAGGTACGGACGTATTTGTACATTATACAGGTATTGTATCGGATCAGAAGCGTAAGAGCCTGACAGACGGAGAGAGAGTAGAGTTTTCAATCACGGATGGAGCAAAGGGCAAACAGGCGGTAGACGTTGTTGTAGTCTATTAGAAAGAAGGTGTCGGATATGGCAAAACTTACCAGAAGGCTTGACAACTTAGGACGTATCGTTATTCCTAAAGAGTTAAGACAGAACATGAACCTATACGAAGGTTGCGAATGTTCCATCACACCTACAGAGGGCGGTATCATTATTCAGAAGTCAGAGAAGAATCTTCAGAATGATTTGAAATTTTTAATCGACAAGTACATAGCAGATGAAGGTTATAGTGATACGGTTATGAAACTAATGGAAGTTCAGGAAGAAATGCAGCCTAGCATGGCATGACAACTAAATAATACAGAAAAAGGACAGAGAAGAGTTTCCCTGTCCATATCTGCCGTTATAAAAAATAAAAAAATTTTTAAGACAGGGGTTAAGTTCCTGTCGGATTGTGTCGATATATACATATAAGGATTTTTATGTAAAAAAATAACAGATTTTTTTCAAAACCTGTTGACAAGTATATCCTTATATGTTACGATACAGAGTGAATTTGTATCTTCATTTGTACCCCTATCTGTTCCACCAGATAGAAATGAGACACTATTCATTCATCTTACTGGTTGACCGCCTGTAAGAGTGTTACCCATAAATGAGTACACGAAAGTTGTACATAAGTTTTCTAAAACTTAATACGTTGCCGATTATATCAAATTTGACATCACTTGTCAAGTAGTATTTTTCGACATATTCAAGTTTTTATTTCTTATCTTTGCCGATTCAGGCGAAAAATTCCAATTTATTTATAAACAACAGTGTACTTTGCACCAATGAAAGGAAGGAACTAATTATTAAGCAACAAAAACAGAATAAGAGAGAACCCATTTCCATGTACATTGTCAGGTCATTAGATTTAATGAACTGGTTATGTGGTCAAGGTTATCGTGTACTGAAGGTGGAAGATGGCGAAAGCAATCCACGATTCAAAGTATTTCTTTATCAGGACACACCAGAGATACGAAAGAGTGTATCAGTGTATCTATCCCAAAAGGGGGTGTAACGATACTTGACTAAAGGCAACAAACAATGGGTGTCAGAACTAATATCTGACGATTATACGAAGTGGAGCAACAGGATTATATTACTTGCGTGTGGAACTGGAAGAGGAAAGACCACATTTGCACTTGGAATATATTGTAAGTACCTGTTATCCGTTGGAAAAAAGGTGTTGTACATTTGCAATCGTACAAAGCTGAAAGAGCAGATCAGAGCCGATAAAGAGAGATACGGCATTGACGGTGTAGAAATCACTTCATATCAAAAGTTCGCTGAAGATTTAAGGTCAGGAAGTGAACCACAGTATGATGTATATATCTGTGATGAAGCACATTATTTCTTAGCAGACGCAGGATTTAATTTATATACGGATATTCCGTATGAGTACATTATGAATCAAACGGCTGCAACCAGAGTGTTTATGACCGCTACATATAAGAATATCTTCGGACGTATCAGGAAAGACTTGGAACGTACAGGAGAAGAACCATTAGAGTATCATCTACCTACTGATTATTCCTATGTAGAAAACATTTACTGGTTCAAAAAGAAAGATGATTTATTCGGCATAGTCGATAGAATATTGAACACCACTAATGATACAGTTATATACTTTTGCAATAGCATTAAGAAAATGAGAGAGTTTTACAATCATTATTCGCCCAACCGTGGCAAAGGCTATTCAGAAGATAAGAAATTTCTCAAAGATTCTAAGCTGCAATACATGAGTTTCATGTGTAGTGGCAACAGTAGTGAAGATGAAAAAGAGACAAGCGGTTTCGTTGCTAACTACTGTTCTTCAGATCATATCAAAAGAAATTCCCATAATGACGGTTATTACATTGACAACAGAATATTGATTACAACGAAAGTTATTGACAATGGAGTAGATTTTAAAGACAGGAAGATAAAACACATTATATGTGATGTATTCGACATTGAAAGTGCTATCCAATGTTTAGGAAGAAAACGTGTCATAGATGAAAAAGATACTTGTAACTTTTATCTAAGAGACTGGCAGTATTATGAACTGAATCTATTCTTGAAGCCTGTAAAAGAGAATCTTAAACCACCTACCATGTTGATTGAGGACAAGGAAGAATGGATTAAGAAGTACGGAACTAACAGGAACTATAAAGACGGTACAACCTACTTCGATTTTAATAACAATCAGTGGAGAATAAATTATTTAAGATACGATAAGTTGTTATCCGACAAAGCAACGATTGAATCCATGATAAAGCAAGAGACAAGCTACAGGGAAGAGATACTATCCCACATAGGCGAATATGAGAATTGCATTGAAATGGAAGATATAAAAGCGGATCAAGTAAAGGACGCTATAGAAATCTGGATAACAGAACATATGGAACAGTATTTATCGAACGAACAAAAACAAGAACTCATATCATTATGTGACTTGAAAGATAAATACGGTAGACAACAGAAGTCAATCGGTATCTTGTCAAATTACCTGAAAGACAACTACAGATTTACCATTACCAATAAGCAACACAGAGTAGATAAAAAACGTGTGAAACAATGGGTAATTAGTCCATATGATGATTCAGATTGTCAGAAAATGGCAAGACCACCTTGTTAAATGAATCCTGAAGGTGTCACCCATATTTGCAATTTCTTATTATAATAAGGTTTTGCACATTTTGGTGACACTTAGAATGAGAAAATTATCCGTAAGACGATACAGTTTTACAGTTTGGACGCTTGCGGACAAACGTAAAACTTATCGGATTAAAAGGCGGTGTGGGTGCAACCCACTAATATTTAGATTGAGCCTGTGGCACTGTTCGTCATTTCGCTGCTAGGGCAGCTCATGCCGTTCGTGTCCGCAAGCGTCCACGAATTGAATCCGTGATAAAGAAAGGAAAGAAATTTTTGAGAGATAATATAGTTGAATTAAGAGCGTCCTTGAAGGATTTACCAATAGATGAAATAAGAGAAAAGCTAGGAGATTTGAAAAAGTCAGAACTTATGAGAAGTATCATCCTGAATGAAAAACAGTATTGCACCTGTACTTATGAGAGGTCACAGAGAAACTTTTGGTATTCAGTAGTGAAGCCGACACTAGATAAGTTAGGAAAACTCACGGCTGATGATGATACAGAAGAAGGTCTGACAGGATGGGATAAGACATTATCGAAGTATCTTACCGAACTGGTAAAAGAAGGAAAACTCACATATAAGGACATTATGATTTGTGACGAAAGCAGAAATTATAGTGTACCCGATAGGTATAGCTTTAGTCCGTACAGAAATATCATTGTAGCCTGTGAGAAAGATACCATATTTCAGTTTGTCAGAGATATATCACTACTCTTAGGGTGTAGCTGCATATCATCAAAAGGGATTTGCGGTTTTGGGGCAATGGAAACATTATTGAGAAAAATCAGAGACAATTCGGAGAATACTATAAGTGAGTTGGTGTTCCTGATTATGAGTGACTACGATCCGACAGGATATACCATAGCGAACACATTCACGGCACAAGCTGAAATCATGGCGAAACAATTAGGAATGAATGTAAAAATCATTTCTAAGAGAATCGGTATCACACCAGATCAGTTGTCAGAGGATGAAGTGAAGAATAATATGTACACTCCGAAGAAAAAAGGTCTTGATACTTGGATGAAAGAGACAGGCGGTATAAATGGACTTGAAAAAGGTTTAGAGTTGGACGCACTCACACCTGAAAGAATCAGAGAGATATTCGCTGACGAACTTCAGAACTATATCGACAATGGTTCATATATCGAAGATTGTAAGAGTAGTTACCTGTGGAGTGCAATCAGGAATGAAGTTGATAAGTATATTGATACAATCGTTAGTCAGGTGTACAGGGAGTTGGAAGATAAAGTAAGTACGAAAGAACCTGACATGATGAAATATGTTCGTGAGGGCAGAACCAATATACCATTCAATAATCTGTGTTCCATAAATGCGGATGTTGAAAATTGTGTAAAGAAATATTTTGAATAAAGGAAGGATAAAAAATACAATGAATAATTTGATAGAGAACGATATTTTAATTAGAAACATGGACGCTTCATACCTTTACTGGAAAATAAAGGATGATGGAGCAATAGCAGAATATGAGAATAAAAAGAAAGAGTTGTCCAGTACGGACAATCAGGAAGTACAAGACAGAGTGCAAGAATTATCTAAGCAGATATTCAGTTTTGGAACTGATATTAAGTTACCAGAGAAGGACAACAGATATTTGTACTCTGGAACGCTCACAGATAGCCTTATGACACGCAAACTTAGACAGGTGGTAAATAATAAGGATGGAGCAATAAGAAGCGTTAAAACGGATTCTACAGCGTCAGGAACGGATTACACCGATATTATTATCAATCTGAAATTCAAGTCTGATGTGATGATCCAGACGGACGAACAGAAGCAAGCATACAATCAGGATACAGGGGAAATTGAAAAACTGGACGCTAAGAAGAGTAAGAGACTTATCAGTAAGAAGAAATTGCGTCAGATGGCATACAGAGACGGTGTTACAATAAATGGTGTTCATTATGTCAATTTCCAGAGAACAAGTTCTAAGGCAAGAACAGGTAATGACCTTTTCATAGATAAAGATTATTTTGAAGCTATGGAAGAGTGGCAGACTATGGGAATACCATTCAGAGAGATTTTCAGGGAAGATGATAAGGTGGACATTGTATCTACCAGAAGTTATGAAGCCTTGACCTCATCATCCATTATCGGAACACTTGACATTGATCCGTATTCAATCCTACTGATAGATGAAGCTGACGGAACATATACAATGCCTTGCAACGTAGTAACACTGAATGAAGAGACAAAAAGGTTACAAGTTTCAAAACAGGATTATGAGAAGCATATCGACCTGTGGGATGGACAGAGCCTTGCGGATGAATCAATCTTTAATACTGGAAAATACTTCAATCGCAAGGACGGTAAGGAACACACCTATGAGGGAAAAGGATTCTTGCTTTTGAGAAATCACTTCTTTAAGAGTGCGATATTCAATACTAAGCTACAGGAATATTACAGTGAGAAGTTCAAGGGTGTAGATAATCCAGTAGTAAAAGATAAATACGGAGAGACATTCAATCCACAGGATATTAAATTGGTTACTACAAAGAACAGTGTTAAGATATTGAAGTTTGCGGATATTATCGCTACATACATGGTTGCGGATGATGAAAAAGAAAAGCTGAAGGAACTTGAATCTGAAAGACAGAAGTTCATTAACGAATGTTCCAAAATTAGAAACAGGGTGTCTACTGCAAAGAGAAAACTTACAATTCTTACTAAGGACACGAACGCTACTGTAGATGATATTCAGGTGGCACAAAATGAACTTGACCTTGCACTTGCGGATCAGAGCCGACTTCCTGAAATCGAAGCAGAGATTAAAAAGCATGACAAGCCGATAAAATTTGAACAGGAAAAATTGACCTGGCGTTGGTACAGGGAACAGTTAAAGAAGAATCAGGATAAATTCGGTGTATGTAAGTATGAGAAGGTATCTAAATTCGGAGAGCGTCAACAGTTATGGTATCAGGTGTTAGGTAGCTTGAATCTGAACGAGGAACAGTTGTGGCAGATTGTAGAACCACAGGTGCATGAGATAAATCTTTTGAAGAAATATCCAGCTTTTTTGAAACACTCACTGAATACAAAAGCTGCCGACACAGATAATATCGGAGCAAGGATGATGAAAGAATTATTACAGGTCAATGAAGATATTACTAAGACTTCATGGTACACGAATTACAGAAGGTCATTTATCAGTAGTATTCTTGATCGCCTGTATGAAGGTAAGGTGCAGTTAAACAATTCAGACTTTTGTACATTGGTTGCTAATCCTTTTGAAATGCTTAGAGCGTCCACAGGAGAAAGAATTGATACAAGTATCTTATCCGACTTCCAGTGTTATTGTAGCCGATATGCAGATGGAGAAGAACTGTATGGCTTTAGAAGTCCGCATATAGCAATCGGAGAGAACGCTATCCTGACAAATACAGACCGTAAGGAATGGAAGTGGTTCAACTTCACTGATAGAATCTTAGTCATAAATCTGTTTGGTAAAGGTGCTTTCCTGTCGGATATATGGCAGGGTTGCGATACAGATTCGGACGTAGCCTATATCGGTAATGATCCTGTGGTCTTAGAAGCTACAAAGTCAACGGTAAATTCTGGTAAATATCTTATTCCTATCAATGGGTTATCCCCTGAAAACGATCCAAAAAACTATACAGATGAAGAAATGGCAACGATTGACGGTAAGTTAGCAAATGACTTTATCGGAAAGATTTGTAACCTTGCAAGAGATTTACAGTGTTTCTACTGGCACTTGTACAATACAGGTACAGAAGAGAACAAAAAGAAATATCTGCCACAGATTTATGATGATATTTGTATTTTGGCGGTTGCGTCAAATATCGCTATCGACAGTGCTAAGAGAAGATACAAAGGTGTAAACCTTGCAACAGAAATCAGTGAGATAAGAAAGCGTCCGTATCTACAGGCTGAAGGTGTGGTGCTTCGTGATGATGGAACTTTACTCATTACAGAGAAGAGATATAAGAAAACATTATCAGAAGAAAGCGTCCGCAAGTATCAGGATTATGTGCAGCGTAGGAACAATGCCACTACACAGAAAGAGATAGAAGAGTGTACGACAGAAATCGACAAAATTCTTATGAAGGAAGATATACACATGGTACGTCCGAACTTCACAAAAGGTCTGAAGTCTAAGCCTAAGAAGAAAAAGAGACACTTTGAGAATGAAGCTGAATTAGAGTTGTACCGTCAGAAACAGATTCTTGCGTCACAGGAGCGTAGGGAACTGGAAGAGAAGATATATTTACCATTGGAGTGTACCATGGATAAATTAGCGGATGTTATCAAGGCACACTTAGAGAGAGCCGACAGAACCAAAATGATAACATTCACGGATATATTGAACCGTATTCCAAAAGGAATTAAAGCGGATTACAACCGTATTGAAGCCATTAAGAAAGTCGGCATTGAAGGTAATAATGAACTGAATAAGATTTATTCTAAGTATGCTAATGGAGATATTACCTATGATGAAATGTACGAACAGAAGCAGAATACAATTCAAAATATCCTGAATAAGATTCGATACACCGACATTGACGCTGAAATCGAAAGAAAAATTACAACATGGGATATTCAGAAGTTGATCCGTGATGTTTACGATATACACCCACGCAAGGACAAACACGGTAAATTTGTCAGGGATGAAAAGACAGGTAAAGGCATTATGGACGATAAGAGAGATAAGAGACTTGTCGGAGATAGAAAGAAACAGTGTGTCGGTCAGAAGTTATTACAGTGGATATATGAAGTTTATCCAAAAGAATTTATTGCAGCTATAAGACAGAACAAAGGTACAGTTACGGAACTGGAAGAGGTTACACCAGAAAATGAGACAAGTTCCAAAACTTCAATCAATAGTCTTAAAGACCTGAATAAATGGTTGGAAGATGATGGAGAGATATACGAACTGTACGGCAAGAAATATAGAATTAAGACAAAAAGTAAACAGTAATTATTGAACAAGTGAGAGGGTGTACGGTGTAATGCCGTACACCTGTTTTATACCCTTAAAGAAAATTCCCCATGTGTCAATAAATGATGTTCAAAAAATGCAAGAAAAATATACAAAATCGAATATTTGTTCTTTTGAACATATTGCACTATATGGTATATAAAAACAATAATTATAACACTACATAGTTGTATATGTCAAGTGTAAATAATTACTGAAAAATAATGGTTTCGCTTGTGCAATATTACATAATCGAAAGGATGGCAAATTATGTCACAGGAAGATTTACGAACCAGACTTTTGAGTATCATCCATAATGAGGGTGTGAACCAGAAGTTTATTGCAAAACAAGCAAAAATCAGTGAGGGGTTACTATCCAGATTCAAGAACCAAAAAGCTGAACTGGATTTAATCGACAGAGAATCCCTTAATAACTTCCTTCAATCGAAAGGATATTAAATCGGTATCATTATCATGTGGAAAGAAGTCTTGTATTAGACAGAAGAATCCACAGGATATAGATATAAATATGGTCTGATATATTTCAGACTTCTTCAAATTTTTCATTGTGTTTGATGTCCTCTTTTCTGACATCCGCAAGGGTGTTTATTAAAACAATCAAACATGATCGCTTAGATTTGTATAAATCTTTGCATGGTTAAACATTAAGTTTTTTTACTTGTATTGAACCATACTATTGTGTGCTTTGTACAAAATTGAAAAACGTAAGTATGCGGAACTTTAGTTCAGTGTATTTAATTGACTAACCATTATTTAGTTCAAATTGTACTAACATTTTTGAATTTATGCACTAAATATGTAGATATTTTTCTTCATTATTTAGTAAACAGGTTTTTGGTGGGTTTCCTGACCTCCTTTCTTAAAACTTATTGAAAGAACTCACCCTTTATTGATTATGATACGTCTGATTGGACGTTACATATATATTATTTGTGCGAACGAAAAAAATAAAATTATGGGTTCGGTGTATGCAACGATTTAGGGGCATGAATCGAAAACAGGAAATGGAGAGAATTATTATGGACACAAATACAAATACAGAAGTAAATGTAGATACACAGGGTAAAGATGGGGTAACAACACCAGAAGTTGATACAACTACCAATACTACGAATGTAAATACAGAAGAGACAGTTACAATGTCTAAGACAGATTATGACCGTGCTATCCAGAGTGCAGAGGATCGAGTGAGAGGTAAACTGTCGAAAGAAATCAAGGAACTTCAGGCGAAAGTTCAGGAGTTATCCCCTGTGGAGAAAACACAGGAACAGATCGACCTTGAAAAGCGTATCGCTAAACTGGAAGAGTCCGAAAAGGAAGTTGCAGCTAGAGAGAAGAGACTTGCATTTCAGGAAAATTTATCGAATAAGGGTATTGATAAATCACTGTTCAATTATTTAAAAGATGATACTGACGTGGACGCACTATCAAATGTCATTGACGAGATTGTGAAAGCAAGAATGAAGTCAAATGGATATGTGCCGACTAATCATTCTTCAGATGATTCAGTGTCACAGGAAGAGTTTGATAAAATGTCATACGATAAGCGTGTGGAGATTTATCAGAAGAATCCAACTTTATATGAAAAATTGACGAAAAGATCAAGATAAAAATTTAAGAAAATAATGTGCGAACACTTATGACCTGTCGGTTATAGGTGTTTTTTTATTGCACAAATACTAACGAAAGTGAGGAATTTAACATGAGCTTAGTTATTGGTTCAGTATATGCAGACGCAGTAAATAGTAAGCTGGGTACTGCTCTTAAAATGAAAGATATTGCCACAGATTATACAGATATGGTATCTGATATTCTTGTATATGGTAATGAGGTTCACTTCCCAACATTTAATCGTCTTTCAGACGCAGAGGAAGTAACAAAGGGTACTGCTCTTGTACCAGAGGAAGTAGGTATGAGTGATAGCACTGCAAAGGTAAAGCAGACTGGTAAATCTGTTCGTATCTATGATAAGGATAAGGCACAGATCAAAGGTGCAGTTGTAGACGCTATGGCAAGCCAGACCGCAGAAGTTATGGCAAAGAAGATTGATTCTGACCTTATTTCAGAAATGGTAGATAATGCCGTTTATAAGACTGCATTACCAGGCGAACTTACAGTTACCGCTATTGATAGTGCATTTGATGTATTCGGAGATCAGGTTCAGAACTCTAGCTTTTCTGGTATCGTGGCACACGGTAAGTTCAGAAGTGCAATTATGAGAATGGATGAATTTACAAAGATTGATAAGACATATGCTACTACTGGAAACGGCATTGTAGATGATAATAATTGCATTGGTTTCTGGAATGGTACAATCCCTGTATATCTTTCAGATCAGATGTGGGACGCTACAAACAGTGAGCCGATTATGGCAGTTGTTAAGACAGGTGCTATCGGTTACATCATGCAGAAGGAAACTACTGTAGAGGAAGAGAGAGAAGCTAAGTTACTTGCAACAGACCTTGTAGCAAGCAACCTTTATGCAGTTAAACTCTTAGATACTAAGGGTGTATCTATCTTAAAGAAGACTATTGCCTAAGAGCAAATGGATAATCTCATAGACTTTCATAGTCTGTGATTTTTTCATATATCAGGGGTGTGATGTTGTATCACATGGTATGATGTTGCACCCCTACTCTTTAAGGCAATTTTTATTTTAACGAAAGGACAGTATAAATGCTAAGACCTAGTGATTTAAAAGAATATAGACTATTAAGAGGTCTGTCGCAGAGGGATGTTGCTATGTACTGTGATATTACTTCACAGTTAATTGGAGACATTGAACTAGGACAGAGAAATCTTACAGAGTATAATTATCAGGAAATCGTGAAGGGTATCAATGCAGCGTCACAGGCGAAAGCCAGAGGAACATTTGAAGCTGATAAAAAGCGTCTTATGAAAACTGAAAACGATTATGAGAAAAATCGTCAGAAAGAAAAACGTGCAGCCGAAAAAGCAAAGACTACTACTACACGAAAGAAAACTACTACGAAACCAACCGCCAGTAAGAAGGTTTCAGATTCAAAATAAAGGGGGTTACAGTGTTTCGTATTAGAAAAAATTGTAATTGTGGGTACTTACAAAGTACCGAAACACGATTACAACAATGTATAAATTTGATGAAAAAGAAAGTCATATCAAACAAGATTTATTGAACAAATTTCCTGAATGGTATAAGGATTTGAATAAGGAAGATTACTATTTAGTTCTCACAGATGATTGTGATTCCTTATTCAGTTGCAAGAGATTAAATACACTCTTCGGTTTAGAAATAGGCGGTTTTTATGATTTTAGAAGCGGTCTATGGTTGAATGAAGAGAAAACAGATTCAGGGTGGAAAACACCTATCTTTGTTGACCTGTCGGTAGGTCAGGATAAATTATGTTTTGATAATCACAGAACATTTCTGAAGAACCCTAACAGGGTTAATCCGAACAATATTCCAAAAGCAAGATTTAATGAAAAATATAACTTCGGTACGATTACACTTGTGTCCGCTTTATATGGCGGTGTGGATCGTATGAATGAAGAGTTGAGAACAATGTTACTTGCCGTTGATGGTGGCTTTATCGGTTACTACAACAAAGGCGGTAAATATTCTCATATCAATCTGTACTGGTTGGAGAAGTTAGGTCTGACAGAGTACCTTGTACCGATTCTTGAAAAGCACGATATGAAATACTTTCAGGATTTTTCGGTAGAGAATGGCTTGTATGACAAGATAACTATTACACCAGACGGATATTTAGACACACCGACTTATCGTGTACCAGAATATCAATTTGAATTGGTGCAACCGATACAGAAAGTCTTTGCGTCAAAGTATGAAGTGACGCAACGTATCAAAAGGAATGAAAAAATAATTGTAAGTGCAGAGACATACGAAAATGAGTATGTTTTGAATATCGCAGTATAGATAGCGAAATTTATAGGATTAAAAGGAGAATTTTATAATGACAAGAGAAGAATATGTAATTTTCAGAGACGAAGTTTTAATGAAGAGATTTTACTGGTGTTATTCAATCGCAGAGAGAAAGTACCTCACAGAAAAAGGTTACAAGTACCTTTTCAGATGTACCCACTATAAGTCTGATAAATTCTTTTGGGTGTTCGATAAGACAGATGATCTTATGAATGATGTAAAAATCTGGAAAGACGAACACAAAAAGAAAGTGAGTGAAGCGGTTGAGTGATAATCTCACACAGAAAGAGATTCAGGATCGGTACGGTCATGGATTATCTGAAGATAAGATAGTGTCATTATATCCCTACGAAAAGGGAGAATTAAATATAGAAGAGTATAGCGGTCAGGATTATATGACAACGTATGATCTGTTGACCGCCTATGCCCTTCGGCAAAAGTACCCTGTCATGGTATGGGGGAAGATAAGAAAAAATCACAGAGCATTTGTGTTCAAAAAGAAGAAGCCTGTCATGTTGGCTTTTTGATTTATTGAACAATATTAAGTGAATGAAAGGACAGTTTCATAAGTTGGAAAATAATAAAAGAAATAATAGAGAAAGCAGACCTAGATTCATGGGTTATGTTACAAACTGGAATAGCGAAAGAGGTTACGGATTTATCCGTTGTTATGATGATGGAGAATCTTATTATTGTAGCCAGAAGGTTATCAATGGAGAACCATATTTAAGAAAAGGAACTATTGTCAGTGTGATGATTGGACACGGCAAAGACAGAGAAGGAAATCCGTCAACTTATGTTGCAGATTTACTTGTAGTTGAAGTGCCAGAAGAAAGACACACACGATACTAAGGAAAGGTGGTGGATAATATGAAAATGACACACGTTCATATGGCTTGTGGTGGTAGCAATACTAAATTAAGTAATAATGAAGCATTGAATAAGCTTGTGCAGATTTTAGCAGCTAAAAAATAATTGATTAAAAGGAGTAAAAATATATGAAAAGAATCACATGGGATTTTCTATCAGTTGAGTTGACAAGAAAATGTCAATTAAATTGCAAACATTGTTTTAGGGGTAAGTCACAGAATCTTACCATTTCAAAAGAGACTATAGATAAATTTCTTAGTCAAACAGAAATTATCGGTTATCTTCACTTTACTGGTGGAGAGCCGACATTAGCAATAGAGGAAATGCGATACTTTTTAGATTGCTTATATAAGTATCGCATACCTCTTTTTCATCTTCAGATCATCACAAATGGATATACTAAATCAGAAGAATTTGTACAGGTGGTAAAAGATTATTCAGATATGATTAGATTGTGTTATATGGACGCTGAAGTAGATATGAAATATTATGTCACAATCGGAGTATCAGTTGATAGATACCATGTAGGTTATGATCCTAAAGAAGCACTTGAATACTATAAGGAAGAGTTAGAAGGATATGCAAAAGTTATTCCTATGACAGATGGCAATATTCCATTTAAAACAGGAAACGGAACAACACTTCTTGAAGCTATTCCAGAAATTGATAAACAGGAATTAGATACAAGAATTGAAATTTTATCTAAGGATTTTAAACCTATGTGTCCGCAATATAAAACATATAAACTTTTACATGATGAACAGGTATATGTTGTATGCGAAATGAGTTTATCTGCTAAAGGTAATGTAACACTATATAGAATTTGTTCAAATAATGATTATAAATTTGAGGATTTAGCAAACCAGAATGTATGTAATGTATATGAAACAGATTCAATATACGATTCTATTATTGAATATAACAAGGGTAAAAAATCTTGTTTGGAGAAAATGAGAGAAGAAAAGATACGGACTAAAGAAAGAGAAAATGATTCAAAATATAAGGCAAAATTATTTAGAAGTATCTGGAATTATATAAAAGTTGTAGGAGATAATGCAGCTACGGAAGATATAGTTACATTACTTGCGGATAAAAAGATTACTGATCCTGTAGAGGACGCAGATCAGAGATTGGACGGAAATCTTATACAGATTAGTGATATTGAACCTGAAAGCATTGTTGACATTATGAAAGATGTTGAAAATTTTGAATATGGAAAAGAGGAATAATATGGAAAATTTAGATTTTAGAAAACCTGATATGGATAATCTTATACAGAAAAGTTATAGTGATTTTTGCAAAGAAAGATATGAGAATCATGTTTCTTTGATGAATAGAGTACATAAAAAAGTAAATGAAAGTATGGAAAATGTAAGGTCACGATTCCGTGTAGAAGTGATTGAGCGATATATGGAATGGTTAGAAGGATGGTTTACAAGTATAAATGAACAAGAATCAGATATTGTACTTATGACATTCGGAGATACATTAAGAACTGCAAGAGACTATATGAATGGTAAAGGTGAGCTTGTAGAGAAAAATACGGAAATTTTATCGAAGATGATTGAAGAAAAATCAAA